ATTATATAATGTGTAACATATTAACTGAGGAATCAATCAATGGAACTATCTAGTCGCACGGTCGAGATCTTGCGTAACTTCTCGACTATCAACCCAAACATTGTAGTCAATGGCGGTAACATCCTGAAGACTATGTCAATCGCAAAGAATATCGTATCTCGTGCAGAAGTTGATGAGAACTTCCCTAGCACATTCGGGATCTATGATCTGTCAGAGTTTTTGTCGGTCTTATCTCTCGTAGACAATCCTTCAATTGACTTTGATGAGAGTTATTGTACCGTATCAGATGGTAGTGGTCTATCGTCGGTCAAGTATTTTTACTCTGACCCTGAGATGTTAGCTGCTCCTAAGAAAGACATCATCATGCCTGAGTGCGAAGTCAAGTTTGTGTTGACTAACGAGACGTTGTCGAAAGTCAAGAGAGCATCTGCCGCTCTAGGTTACGACACTATCTCTATTCGTCCTTCTGGTAATGGTAGTATAGAAATTCGAGTGATTGATGTTGATAACTCTACATCTAACTCATTCTCAGTTTTAGTCGAGGGTAACTTCCCTGCGGATACAGACTTCAACTTCATCATGGGTGTTGCTAACATGAAACTTCTTGGTGAAGATTATGATGTCTCGGTCTCAACAAAGTTGATCTCTCATTTCCGATCACTTACTTCAGATACGCAATACTTTATTGCGCTAGAGAAATCTTCATCATACGGAGCATAAAATGTCAGACGAAATTATGTCACAAGAACAAGCATCACTAAACGATCTCGCAAACCGTGTAGCACGGTCGTGTGTTGCAGTAGTAGATACTGTCGTCACACGTGGTGGTTTCAAGGGTGAGGAACTCACCACTATTGGTCAACTTCGTGATCAAGCAATCCAAGTCGTAGCGCTTTATGAGCAAGTCGCTAAGGCACATGCCGAATCTGCTTCTGAGTCTGACTCAGAGTAACCCTTTTGACTCCTTGAGTATTTGCGCTCAAGAATACAGTTTTATTTGATTTATATTATTTTATATTCAAGGAGTCATTTTTTTTATGAAGTTCTATGACCCTCTAATCGCAAAAGAAACGTCTATTCACGTTGCATTAGGGACCGTCATTAACTACCCGTTAAATGTTCTTTACACATGGTTGGCAGTCGTAAAGTGGGGAATAACAGACCCAATAGTTTTGTCTACTATTTTAACGGTAGGAATTTCATTTGTAGCATTCACACGCATATACATAGTAAGAACTCTTACAGAAAAAAGTAAGAAAAAACTGAAACAGAACATGCCGCTATAGCTCAGCAGGTAGAGCAACTGACTTGTAATCAGTAGGTCCCGCGTTCGATTCGTGGTGGCGGCACCACTTTTGGATAAGACGTGAATATTACTACAAAAATATCAGACACATTTGCAAAATCTATGACCGCTTTCTTTAGATTCTTTGCAGACACTTTCTTTGGTCGCAACTATGGCAAACGCGCTCTCATCTTAGAGACGGTTGCTGGAGTGCCGGGCATGGTTGGTGGAATGCTAACGCACTTGTACAGTCTACGCAGACTGCAGAAGGGCAATGGTACTAAGATCCAAGAACTACTTGATGAGGCGACCAATGAACGTAAGCATCTAATGTTTTTTATGGAGATTGTTTCGCCTTCTATCTTAGAAAGAGTTTTGATTATTTTGGTCCAGTTCATCTTCTGGCATTACTATCTGTTAATGTATATGTTATTCCCTCGCACTGCACACCGAATGACTGGGTATTTTGAAGAAGAGGCAGTGAACAGTTACACTAGTTACTTGGCATTAATTCAGGCAGGTGAAATCAAAGATATTCCTGCCCCACAGATCGCCATTGACTATTATATAGATTTACAAGAGGGTGCAATGCTCTCTGATATGATCGTGTGTGTTCGTCGTGATGAAATGCACCATGCTAAAATAAATCACGGATATGCTGACGAATACTGATCGCATATAAAATTTTTATTAGATAAATACTATTGTAGACATGTTTACATACAGATACTTTTGGTGTATAATGTCTGATTGATTACTACTTATATTATGAGGTTTAAATGAGCAATGAATTTTTATGGGTTGAAAAGTATCGTCCACGCAAAGTCTCGGAGACGATTCTACAGAAAGAACTAAAGACTACTTTTCAAAACATCGTGGATGGTGAAGAGATTCCCAACATGATGTTTGCAGGTACCGCTGGTACTGGTAAGACCACAGTCGCACGAGCGATTTGTGAAGAACTAGATCTTGATTATATCGTCATCAATGGATCAGAAGAAGGTAACATTGACACACTGCGCGGCAAGATCAAGCAGTTCGCCTCTTCCGTTTCGTTGTCCGGTGGTTATAAAGTAGTTATTCTGGATGAGGCAGATTACCTCAACCCACAGTCCACACAACCTGCGTTGCGTGGATTTATTGAAGAGTTCTCGAACAACTGTCGTTTCATTATGACGTGTAACTTCGAGAACCGTATTATTGAACCACTGCATTCTCGTTGTACTAAGATTGCGTTCAACACGACCAAGAAAGGTCTACAGTCTTTATCGGCGGACTTTATGTCTCGTGCGATGGACATTCTTCGTGATGAAGGTGTCGAATACCACAAAGACATGTTGGCGCAAGTCATAATGAAACACGCACCAGACTGGCGTCGTGTACTAAATGAGTTGCAGAAGGGGTCTATTTCGGGAACACTTAGCGTTGCTCCATCAATAGGACAAGACGTAACAGACCCATACACCCAGTTGTTTACATCTATACGAGATAAAAACTTCAAGAAAATGCGGTCGTGGGTCGTCAACAATATTGATGTTGAACCTGCTTCTATTTTTCGCGGCATATATGATCGCATGTATGATCATGTCGCACCCAACAGTATTCCACAACTTGTTCTTATTCTTGCTGATTATCAGTACAAGAATGCATTCGTTGCGGATCATGAACTGAATCTAGTCGCATGTATGACCGAAGTTATGGCGAACGTGGAGATTAAACAATAAATGGGAACTCACATACGTCATTATGAGATGACTCCTGCTGATAATATTTTATATTTTCCTAACAACATTGATATTAGACTGTGTCCTAAAAACGGCATGTCTTCTATCAAAGAACTTTATCGTATCTATCGGGGACATGATGAGTACGTAGGCCGCAAATATAGAATGGATTGCGTTAAAAACTATAGTTGTCAGTTTGAAATGCCCTTTAGAAAAAATAGTTATCGGATAGCAATTAAACGTGACCCTGTAGACCGTTTTAAATCTGCATGTGAATATATTTTGGCCAACCAAGCGAAGCATATTAGATTAGGTCGTTTGAATGAACTACCGAGTTTAGATAAAGAGTTGGACACTGTTTTGGATAAGATTGAAGATGGATTATTTAAAAATAATCATTTTTATACTCAATCTTGGTATATGAACAGTACGCATGATTATAATCTGATTGTTCATATTGACGAACTTTCTCAACTTATGGTATTCTTAAACGAATCTTCAGAACTTGGATTGTCTCCCGACCAGTTGGATATTTGGGATAATAAGACTTCCTTGAAAATGTATGGTGATGTGTTGACCGAGCAACAGATACACCGCATCAAGAAACTATACTGGCGTGATTATGAAAGCGGGTGGTGTAAAAATGAATATTAATAGTAGACTAAGTCCATTTGACTTTCTGAAAAGTATAAATGATACTAAAGTCAATCTCATTGACCAAGATCAAGATAATACCAAGTACTATAATGGGTTTGTCGTTAATAGGTCTCTGTCATATTTTCCGGACACGGTATTCATGTCCAATGAAATGAACAGATTACATCACTTAGATGATAAGATGCAATACGACTTTCTTATAAATATTGTACGTAAGAAGAAACGATTCTCTAAATGGGACAAACCTGAACAAAGAGCCGACATGGAATGTATCAAGGAATATTTTGGTTACAGTGAACAAAAGGCGAAACAAGTTATTGGGCTCTTGACGGAATCACAAATAAAAACTATTAAAAATAAGGTATCCAAAGGTGGAAGAGAATAATCTCGTTCAGTGGAATTCTGATATGATGTTGGAAATCAGTCTATCAGAACCAGATGACTTCCTGAAAGTCAGAGAAACACTAACGCGTATAGGTGTGGCTTCTCGTAGAGACAACACCCTATTTCAATCATGCCATATCTTACATAAACAGGGTAGGTACTTTATCGTTCATTTCAAAGAATTGTTCTTGTTGGACGGAAAGAAATCTAATCTAGAAGTGTCGGACATGGAACGACGTAACACTATTGCCACTCTGCTTGCAGATTGGGGATTGGTTGCAATCGTTAATAAAGAGGTTGCACTTGATTGTGCGCCAATGAGACAGATCAAGATCATCTCATACAAAGATAAGTCCAACTGGACATTGAAACCAAAATATAATATCGGAAATAATTGATGACTGATAAACATTATGGTATTTTTGATGGTCGTGATGAGAACATTGGGACTAAGACTCCATTCGTAGGTAACTTGCCATTTGATATGGGAGAAACTTACGGATGGAATCAGTTCATGGAAATGATGGATTCTCATCCCGACGATCTTTATGATCGTAATTCTGATAAGATGCGTATAGGTCTTAACAATTTTCATTCTCGCGGTAGTGCTCCGGAGTTCGCAAAAACAATCTATGGTGAGTTAGAAGAGGTCTTCTCTCTGCACTCAGATAAAAGAAAAATAACAAATATTGCATTTAGCGGATTTGGTCGAGAGAGTGGTTCTTATCCATGGCACAAAGATGGCATGGACGTGTTTTTAGTACAAGTTATTAGTACTGTCGGTCTTAAAGTAGAAGGCATCAATAACGAAGAACCATTTGATTTCAAACCAGGGATGTACGTGTACTTGCCTAGAGGAACGCATCACCAAGTGTTCCCTAAAGTATCACGAGTATCATTCTCGTTTGGTATTGAAGGTGATCCAGATCCGTCGATGTATTACTAAGGAGCGGTCCAAATGACTGAAGAAACGAAGATTGTATCTCTAACAGAAGTCATCAAGCAAAAAGAAAACAAAGAAAGAGAACTTAGTTCATATCGAAGACATCTAGAGATGATTGAAGATAGAATGGCATTTTTAGAAATGGACCGTAAAGTAACTCTAGAAATTATCGAAATGATAGAAAATGATTCTGTCGTCATGGTTGGTGATGACGACTATAATTTAGATGAGTGAATATTCACGAATCTGATGTTACTGTTATACACATTTAGTGTATAAATAAGTAGCGAATGTGCCGAATGGTTCGGGCATTCTTTTAAACTTGCTTAAAACTAAGGAGTTAGCAACATGACATTAACAGCAAAACAACTGTTCCCACGTTCAGCATTCGTCGGATTTGATACTATGATCGACGAACTAGACAGAGTAGCAAGACACTCGGGTGATACGTTCCCCCCGCATAACATCCTAAAGACGGGAGAGGATCAATACCTAATCGAGTTAGCAGTCGCCGGATTCACGGAAGACGAACTTGAGATCGAAGTAAAGAACCGTACACTTAGCATTCGAGGGTCTGTACTAGACACTAGAGAGTATATTCATAAAGGCATTTCGACGAAAAGATTTGAACGTCAGTTCCGTCTGTCGGAGTATGTTGAAGTAATGGGAGCTGATTTCAGAAACGGATTACTAGCCATTTCATTGGAAGTAATAATCCCTGAAAGTCAGAAGCCTCGTAAAGTAGCAATTAATGGGACTAGTATATTAAGTCCACAACTTTTAAACGAGGAGAACAACAATGGAGAAGAACACCCGAGCCAACTCTAGGTTAGAAGAGATGGGTTGGATGTTCGCAGGACTATCAAGCGTATTCGTGGTAGCCGTCTGTGTACAACAACTAATGTAAACATAAATAAGGGGGAGTAACATCTCCCTTTTTTTGTGAGTGATATGAAAGCAATACAAATAGTTATGAAAGGAGACGAACGATCTGAAGAGTACGCAGCACTCTCTCGTTGGTCTTTTCAACGCGCCATTGACGAAGGTTATATCGACTCCATCGAAACCTTTGACGCCATTACCCCTCAATCAGAAGACTTCCAAGACCATGTAGATAAGTACACTTGGTCCAAAAGTCTCATGACTCTAGACATATTATCTGGTAAAGAAAAGGATGACCACTCGCCTACAGAGAAAGCTGGAATGTGTTCTCACTGGGAGTTGATGCGTCGACAGGGTGAGTCAGAAGAAAAGTTTTGGATCATGGAACATGACACATGGTTAGTGGAAGAACGATACGAAGCGTTCAAATTACTCTCTGAGTACGCAGAGAACACGCTCTACGCAAACATAGGATTGTTCATGGGTATGTATTGCATGGATCAGAGATTTGCGCACTGGGCCCATCACATGCTTCTGAACAATGCATTTCCTATCAACTGTGGACCTTACTGTGTGTTGCAACGTCTTTTCAGAACATACACCACACGTCATCTAGAACTACCAGAAATTAATTATTACGGAATCAAAAATACCGCTTTACATCCTTGGCATGGTTGTGATACTATAGGTGTTGGTCGTGATATTGGAATCTACTTCAATCGTATGGATCATGATAAGACAGGAATTCCAACGCCGACCACTCAGTTGATTTCGAAACGTCTTGCAGTAACTCAGGATCATCATGGATATAAAGAAAAACATATTGAATCCCCTTGGACGCGCCACAATTTTTTTCACGTTATTGACTAAATGTAAATATTTACATTCAAAAAGTGTTGACAAACACACCCTAGTTGTTATATAATTCTTTTCGTAACGTCGAGTTACACATGAGCAATAGATGCTCCCAAAACCCGCCAATAGATGGCACACAATTAGGAGAAGTACCCATGTTATTACAACAACAACCTTTCGCATTTAATCGTTTCGCACCCAAGCAAACCACAAAAACAATCGGACAGTTTATACAGATTGACTATATGGATATTGATGTTTATCCCGAAGGTCAACGTCTCGACACAGAACCCAAACTAGAAGGCACAGACAAACCTTCGAAAGCACAAGGCATCATCTACGGTTTCATGTGCGGTCTCTTTGGTGGTGCGTTCATACTCAATGAAACACCCAACGGAAAGAAAATGAGTGAGATCATCGATGCTGGTCACCGCACTCGTTACCTATGGGCATTTATTTTTGGTCAGTTTCGTGAGTTCTACACGGGTAAGTTTTTCTCTGAATTCGACCCGGAGTTTAGGAAAGCATTTCTCGACATCAACATCAACATAGTCACGTACTTTGATTTGTCGCCCGAAGAGATTGCATTCATCTTCCAGATGGTCAACAAGACTACTGACGTTAACCACCAAGAGATGTTGAACTCATACAACTGTATTCCAGTTGCAAAGCATATTCGTGAGATGTCGCGAGTTGTTAGAGGTGTAGAGAACGACTGTCATCCCTTATTCACATCATACACCACACAAAAAGGTAAGTTGACGTTTAAGAATCTGATGTTCGGTAATGAGCGATTACGTCAAGATGAAATGGTTGCTCGACTCTACTTCCGATTCTTCGATGGCGGTGGTCTTGGTGTGATGAACCGTAAGAATCTCGAAGAGATGTACAATGCGTCACCAGACAATGACACGATGATCAAGTTGACGAAGCAAGTCAAGAAGACTCTGGATTTTGTACATGAAATGTCAAAAGTTGCGGCATCAAAGAATCGCAAGTTGACGATTCGTGAGTTCTCGCTTTACTCGCGACTATTCATCCATCTGACTGACAAGCTAGGTTCGTTTTCGTACGATCGTAGAGAGTTCTTTGAATCGATCGATCGTGCATTCGCACCCTTCCGTGTGAAGTTAGAGAGTCAGACTAAAGAGTTGCAGGCACGATCCCCGTTCGATGCTGGTAAGACTGTAGGACAACAAGTTATGGATTCGCTTGGCGAGTACGATACTCTCTCGCATGTCAGTTTTCCTGTCGAGCAAATTTTGGCGCGAGCAAATCTTACTAAAGCAATCATGCAACTAGATACTGCGAGACTCTTTAGCCGAGAGGAACGCATTGCTAAGTTGGTTGAGCAAGGTGATGTCTGCGCCGTCGATGGTCTGCCTCTTACACTCTCAGAAGCAGAAGGTGCGCACATCATTGCACATACTGCGGGTGGACGTACCGTGTATGACAACCTAGCGATGGTGAGAGCATGTTACAATAAAAAGATGGGTTCGATTAGCGTCACTGATTATCAATCGATTTTTAATCTTGATAAGTCTGCATAATATAAATCTACAAGGGGTTGACAACAACCCCTTTTTACTATATAATTCACCATATGACTAAATTCTATACAAATGTCCGACACGTCGGCAACAACATCTTATATCGCGGTTATGAGAACGGTCAGCAGATCAAGACTCGCGTTCCTTTCAAACCAAAACTTTATGTGAGTGGTGATTCTAAGTCTGAGTGGCGCACACTTGACGGACAGTCTGTCGTTGAAGTGCAGTTCGAGACCATGAAAGAAGCGACTGAGTTCACGAAGCGATATCGCGACGTTGACAACTTTAAAGTGCACGGTCAGAACAATTACACCGCGCAGTTTATATCTACTTACTGGCCTAATGATATTCAGTTTGATCGTGATCTAGTTCGTGTGATGAATATCGATATCGAGGTTGCGTCAGACGAAGGATTTCCAGATCAGCGCGAAGCAAAATATCCAATTATCTCTATCGCCCTTCGTAAGAATGATGGCAACTACTGGGTGTGGGGTCTCAATGACTACACTCCCTCTCGTGAAGATGTTCTGTTTATTCGTTGTGATAATGAGATGGATCTTGTTCGCAAGTTTGTAGACCATTGGCAAACTTACAGTCCTGATATTATCACAGGATGGAACACACGTTTCTTTGATATTCCTTACATTGTTAATCGTTGTTATAAACTGTTTGGTGATGACACGTTAGTAAAACGTCTGTCGCCATGGGGTCTCGTGCGCGAGAGAATTCAGAAGATCAATGGACGTGAGAACCAAGAATATGTTATCGAGGGTATTGATCACCTTGACTATATTGAGATCTTCAAAAAGTTTACTCTCAATACACTCGGACAACAAGAGTCGTATCGACTTGATCACATCGCACACGTCGTTCTTGGCGAGCGAAAACTCTCTTATGAAGAGCATGGTAATCTGCACACTCTCTACAAAGAAGACTATCAGAAGTTCATAGACTACAACGTAAAAGACGTTGAGTTGGTGCACAAGATTGATGAGAAGCTAGACCTAATCTCGCTGGTGCTCACTATGGCGTATCGTGGCGGTGTTAACTATACAGACACTCTCGGTACGACTGCGATCTGGGACTCTATCATCTATCGTATGCTAAACAATCAAAAGATTGTGATTCCGCCCAAGACAGAGAAACCCAAGACTCCGTATCCCGGTGGTTACGTGAAAGATCCTCAAGTCGGATCTCATGACTGGGTGACATCGTTTGACTTGAACTCTCTGTATCCGAACATCATTGTGCAGTACAACATGTCGCCCGAGACTATTATGGATGGTATTGTTCCTGATATCACTGTAGAAAAGTTTCTTGACGGTCACGTGAAATCTGATAATGATGACTACTCCTTGTCACCTACTGGTGTTAGATTCACTCATACACGCAAGGGTGTGATTCCTACAATTATTGAACACTACTACGCAGACCGACGTATTATTAAAGACAAGATGCTCAAGTTAGATCAAGAGTATCAGAACAATCCTAGTAAGTCGATGCAATATAAGATCACGTCACTTAACAACCAACAGATGGCGATTAAGATCTTAATGAACTCACTCTATGGCGCTCTTGGTAATAAGTGGTTTCGATACTTTGATCAGCGTGTTGCCGAGTCTATCACCATGGCAGGTCAACTGGCCATCAAATGGGCAGAGAGGTGTGTAAATAATGAGATGCAAAACATTCTCAAAACAGATGAAGACTATGTCGTCGCAATCGATACCGACTCAGTGTATATTCGCATGGGTGACCTGGTAGATAAGTTTTCTCCCAACAATCCTGTCAAGTTCTTAGATAAGATCTGTCGCGAACACTTTGAGAAATCTCTTGATAAGTCTTATGCTCAGATGGCGACTTCGACTGGTGCTTATATTAATCGCATGGAGATGGGTCGTGAGGTCATCGCAGACCGTGGTATCTGGATGGCGAAGAAACGATACATCCTGAACGTGCACAACAACGAAGGTGTCCAGTACGCAGAACCTAAACTCAAGATGATGGGTATCGAGGCAATCAAGTCGTCGACCCCACAGGTCGTTCGCGACAGATTTAAAGAGATCTTCCGTGTGATTATTGAAGGCACTGAAAATGATACGCAGTCGTTCATTCGTAATTTCAAAAACGAGTTCAAAAATCTACCGCCCGAAGATGTCTCTTTTCCACGCGGTGTGTCAAATCTAGGTAAATGGCAAGATCGTAAGACTATCTTCAAGAAAGGTACTCCTATTCACGTGCGTGGTGCGTTGTGTTTCAATGCCGCAATCAAAGATGCAGGTCTTCAGAATCGTGTGGAGACTGTAAAGCAGGGTGAGAAAATCAAGTTCTGTTATCTCAAAGTACCTAACCGTCTCGGTCAGAATGTTGTCAGCTATCCACTAAATCTGCCTACAGAACTCGGTCTTCACAAATACATTGATTATGACATGATGTTTGACAAGACGTTTCTAGATCCTCTTGTAGTTATCTTGGACGCTGTCGGTTGGCAATCAGAACCACAGGCATCACTTGAAGACTTTTTTGGTTGACATTCCGATTTAATTGTAGTATAATAGGTACCTATGAAAGATCTAAAAACACCTTTACGATATCCTGGTGGCAAGTCACGAGCAGTAGACTTTCTGTTCTCGCGTGAGAATCTGCCTGTCAAAAACATCAAAGAATATCGTGAACCGTTTCTCGGTGGTGGATCTTGTGCATTTGCATTCACTAAAAAGTTTCCTAACATTCCTGTGCGAGTCAACGACAAGTACTATAATCTGTATTGTTTCTGGTTGATTTTGCAGAAAGAAGGTGAAGCGCTTACTCAGAAACTTCACGATATCAAAGACGAACTACTCAGCGCGTCTGATACCAAACAAGCACACTATGACTATTATCACGTTGTGACAGACGTGCTTGCAAACCCCAAGAATGAGTTTGAGACTGCATGGGCATTCTATATTCTCAATCGGTGTTCATTCTCTGGTCTCACAGAGTTATCTGCGTCATTCTCTAAAGGTTCGTGCTTTGACCACTTTCATCACAGACTGATTGGTAAACTTCCCAAGTATTCGCGACTTATGCAGAACTGGACAATCACAAACGAAGATTACTCTACTATGTTTTGTGATGACCCAGATGTGTTTGTATTTGCTGATCCGCCCTACGATATTGCCACTTTCATTTACGGCAAAGATGGTGACATGCACAACTCTTTTGATCATAAAGATTTCTTTAGATGCACAGACGCGTCTGGTAATATGGTCATGATCACTTACAACTCAAATGACACTCTACAAGAAGCATACAAAAACTGGAATCAAAAGATCTGGGATTTGACTTACACCATGGTGTCAACTGCCTCTTATCGTGAGAATGAGCATAAGAAGAAAGAGTTGCTTATCTGGAATTATCCGACAGAAGAATCTCAAACGCTTGAAGAATTTTTTGTTTGACAAACGCACTCAACATGTGGTATAATACGTCCCATGTATGAATTAACTCTATTCAAAAACCAGTTTGATAACAAGACTCATCGCCGTACGACGTTTATGTCGTGGACGGACTTCGTGATGTGTCTTCGTGATTCTTACACTAAACCTGGAGAGAAAGGTGGATCCAATAGTTCTCCTCTTCTTACTCCTGCTGTGTTCGACGTGGGTACGACGCGTAGTAATCGATCTGTTCTTTATTGGAGTTCTTGGTGTTGCGTTGATGTGGATGATCCTATTGACGGTTGCACTGATATAGAATCCCTAAGAACTTGGTTACAAAGTCAATATGGTCAGTATGACTATGTCGTCTACAACACAGCAAGTAGTACAGAAGATCATCTAAAATTTAGAATCGTATTCCGTCTGGATGAGAATGTTGAAAACACTCGAATCAAATCATTTTGGTATGCACTCAATACAGAACTCGGTGATCTGGGTGACCCACAGACGAAAGATCTTGCACGTATGTACTACGTACCTGCGCAGTACCCCAACGCATACTCTTTCTTTATGGTAAACTCTGGTGGGTCTCCCATGAATGTTTCAGAGTTGATTGCGAAACATCCATATCATGAGAAAACAGGTAATGCTTTTCTGGACAAGCTGCCTATTGAGTTGCAGCAAGCTGTAATACAACATCGCAAGAGCAGCCTAAATAATACCGACTTTAAATGGTCATCATATCGTGATTGTCCATTTTGGCCAAAGAAACTTGCGATAGAGTATCAGATGATCAGTGGAACTGGTTGGTATTCGAAGATGTATCGCATTGCGGTTGCGATTGCAGGTAACGCATACTCTAGAGGGTACCCAATTACCTCTAGACAAATAGAAGAACTGTGTCGAGAGTTTGATCTCGAAACAGGTAATTGGTATGAGAATCGACCTCTTCATGTAGAAGCAGATCGAGCATTAGAATATATTTACAGGAATGGATAAAATGAAAAAAGTATTAGTAACAGGTGCCGCTGGTTTTATTGGATCTCAGTTATCAAAACGTCTTATGGATCGTGGTCTAAGTGTAAAAGGTATCGACAACTTTAATGATCATCTTTATACTCCTAAACTAAAGAAAGATCGTATGGTACACTTCGGATTAGACATTTGGGGTTGTGATATGCGTGATGAAATAAAACTAGAAGCATTATTACGTGACTTTAATCCAGATACTATAGTTCATTTAGGTGCAATGGCAGGCGTGCGTGACTCTCTCGGCAACGAAAAAAGTTATCACCAGAACAATATTGACGCAACGCAAAACTTGATCGATGTTTGCAAAAAACATTTGCCTGATACTAGAATTCTTTATGCGTCAACTTCATGCATCTATGCTGGCGCTCCAGTGCCATGGGTAGAAGGTAAAGAACATGGTAAGCAGTTGAATGCGTATGGTTACACCAAATGGGCAAACGAGTGTCAGATGCAGTCGTCTGGTCTTAATACTGTCGGTCTGCGTTTCTTCACAGTCTATGGACCATGGGGTCGTCCCGATATGGCGCTGTTTGACTTTACTAAAAATATACTTGACGAAAAAGAAATAACCGTGTATAATTATGGTGATATGAAGCGGGACTTTACTTACGTTGACGATATTTTGGATGGTATTGAGATCGTCTTAGATAACACCGACATCGAGTCTGGTGAGATCTTTAATATTGGTCGTGGTGAGCAAGTCGAGTTGATGGACTTTATTGGTGAAATTGAAAAGAACACTGGTAAGACAGCAATTAAGAATCTTGCACCTAAGCATCCGGCAGACACTAAAGAAACATGGTCAGACACATCTAAACTTGGCGCACTTGGTTATCAACCAAAGGTGAGTATTGCAGAGGGTGTTGAAAGATTTTACGAGTGGTACAAAACATATAATGAGGTGGACTAATGTCTAGAAAAATGCAAAATGGCGAATCTGTAAGATTTTTAATAGGTATTGTGGGTCACGGATTTGTCGGTCAAGCTGTAGAATATGCGTTCATGCATCCTATAGTTGACTTTGCACTATTTGATCCAAAACACAATACAAGTCTAGACGACTTGTCCTATAAAACACTTGATGAGACTCCGACGTGTTTCTTTATCTGTGCACCGACACCTTCGAATGACGATGGTTCTGTCAATTCTTCTATTGTTGAAGAGAGTGCACTTAAGTGTTTACATGAGACAGACGCTCTCGTGATTATTAAGTCAACTATCACACCAGATGCGATTGACAGAATCTATCAACAACTTACGAAAGAACAGATAGATCGTTTTGCTTATAACCCTGAGTTTTTGACAGAGAAAAATGCTAAATCGGATTTCGTCTCTGCAAAGTTTCACGTCATCGGTGGCACTCCTCAAGCAGTTGCGGAAGTTATTGATGTGTATGAAATCTTTAGTGCTTGTGAGTCAAACGACTATCACCGCATGACTGCATACGAAGCGTCGTTTGTGAAATACACAATCAACTCATTCCTATCGACCAAGATCACGTTCTTCAACCAGTTATATGATCTGATTAACATGTATGGTTGTAATTACAATACTGTAGTACGAGCTGCTGGTAAAGATGATCGTGTTGGTTTGGGTCACACTCGTGTTCCAGGGTTTGATGGTAAACGTGGGTTTGGTGGTGCGTGTCTGCCTAAAGACACAAAGGCATTCTTGCGATTCTCTACGTTTGAAGATAATGAGGGTAACGATCATTCATTTGATTTATTAGAGAGAGTACTTGACATCAATAGTGATTATCGTGTACAATATGACCTCGATGAACGTGAAAAAGTTAATAACATTACATTTGTAGATTTTGGAGGCAAAAATGTCGATAATGGACAAACTGAAGAAGAACTCGAAGATAAAGGAGACGGCGACACTTTCCACTAGTAAGTTCTTCACTGAAAAAGATATGGTACCGACCGACGTTCCGATGGTAAACGTCGCGTTGTCGGGATCTGTCGATGGTGGTGTGACACCTGGACTGACTGTCCTCGCTGGACCATCGAAACACTTTAAGACATCATTCGCATTACTTATGGCGGGTGCATATCTTAACGCAAAACCAGACGCAGTCATGTTGTTTTATGACTCAGAGTTTGGTTCACCACAGTCTTACTTTGAACAGTTCGGTATTGACACGAGTCGTGTGTTACACACACCGATCGCAAATGTCGAAGAACTGAAGTTTGATATGATCAACCAGTTAGAGCAGCTAGACCGTGAAGATGATGTCATTATCGTGATTGACTCTATCGGTAACCTTGCGTCTAAGAAAGAACTGGAAGATGCACTGAACGAGAAGGGTGTCGCAGACATGTCACGTGCTAAGGCACTGAAAGGTCTGTTCCGTATGTCAACACCATACCTTGCGATGAAGAACATTCCGATGCTTGCAATCAATCACACTTATAAAGAGATTGGTCTGTTTCCAAAAGATGTAGTTAGTGGTGGTACTGGTATCTATTACTCTGCCGACAACATCTGGATCATCGGTCGTCGTCAAGAGAAGCAGGGTACTGAGATCGTTGGTTATGACTTTGTGATCAACGTAGAGAAGTCCCGATATGTCAAAGAGAAGTCTAAGATCCCGATTGGCGTCTCGTGGGAAGGTGGAGTGCAGAAGTACTCTGGTCTTCTTGATGTCGCACTTCTTGGTGGATATGTCGCGAAACCTTCTAATGGATGGTATCAGAAAGTTGACACGTCTACGGGTGAAATGGTCGGTACTAAAGTTCGCACCAAAGACACCTTGAACGCAGAGTTCTGGGAACCTATTTTTGAAACAACTAACTTCGCAGACTTTTTGCAAAAAACCTATAAAATTGGTTATGCCAGCGAGTTGAATGCGGAACTAATCACTGAGATGGAGGAAGCATGAGTGAACTAAATCTAGACAAACCGTCTGAACATCTTGACTACGAGTTAATTTCAGCGTATGATACACAAGGTAATGAATTCTGGAATGTCAGTTTTCTAAGATCGCCATATGAAGATGTGACCATTAGATATAATAATGTTCAGTTAGATGGCACAGAAGGTATGCTAAAGTTTAACTTTGATGTCTTAGAGAATAAAAATCCAGAAAATACACTTGACAATTTAGATATGCAGAAATTCGCTGCGGAGGTGCTTCAAGATATTTTAGCCTCTGCAATTGAAGATAAAACTATTAAATCGCGAGAAGTAAATGACAGAGATCAATCTACAGCAAACGATTCTACGGAATCTACTGACTAACGATTCTTACATGAGAAAGGTTGCCGCCTTTCTCTCACCCGATTACTTTGAAGGGACCTACAATGGTCTCTTTAAAGAATTTACATCCTACATCGCGAAGTTTAACAAACTGCCTACGCTCGAAGCGTTTAAAATTGAAATTGATTCTGAAGATAAATTATCAGATGATCAATATCGTCACGCAATGGAGATACTTCCAGACATCTTCAATTACCGTGCAGAAGATTCTGAATGGTTAGTTGATCGCACTGAGAAGTGGTGTCAAGATCGTGCAGTGTTTAACGCAGTCATGGAGTCGATTGGTATTCTTGATGGTAAGAATAAAACACTTACTAAGAACGCAATTCCAGATATATTGTCCAAGGCACTTGGTGTTTCTTTTGACGCCAACATTGGTCACGATTATCTAGAGAATATTGATTCTCGTTGGGACTTTTATCATCTAGATGAAGAACGTATTGGATTTGATTTAGACTATTTTAATCGTATTACCAAGGGCGGTCTACCAAACAAGACTCTCAATATCGCACTCGCAGGTACAGGTGTCGGTAAGTCGTTGTTCATGTGTCACTGCGCTGGTGCGTCTCTGTCGCAAGGTAAAAATGTTTTGTATATTACTATGGAGATGGCAGAAGAACGCATCGCCGAGCGTATAGACGCAAATCTGTTGAATGTTCCTATCGACCAGTTAGAACATCTGAGTAAAGATATGTTTTCTAATCGTGTTCAGAGTATTGCAGAGAAAACGACTGGTAAACTGATCATCAAAGAATACCCTACGGGCAGTGCACACGCTAACCACTTTCGTGCGTTACTGAATGAACTGAAACTTAAAAAGCAATTCGTGCCAGATATGATCTTCATTGATTATTTGAATATCTGTGCGAGTGCACGTATGAAGGGGATGGGTGGTGCTATTAACTCGTATTCGTATATCAAGTCTATTGCTGAAGAGTTACGTGGTCTTGCCGTGGAATTCGACGTGCCGATCGTGTCTGCAACGCAGACGACTCGTTCTGGTTTCACTAATGATGACGTGGGGTTGGAAGATACGTCCGAGTCTTTTGGACTACCCGCAACCGCAGACTTCATGTTCGCACTTATCTCCAACGACGAACTCAAAGCGAACAACCAGATCCTAGTGAAACAGTTAAAGAATCGATATAATGATTTGAATACATACCAGAGATTTGTCGTGGGTATTGACCGTGCTAAGATGAGATTATTTGACGTTGATCAAAACGACTCACCCCTAAATAAAGAAGTAGATAATGGACCAGCCTTTGATAACTCAAACTCCGGTCAGCGAATCAATACAGAACGTTTCGCCGACTTTACTCTATAGGGAGAGTATAATGGATCCATGGATACACACCGCACTTGCAATGTCGCTTCTGTATTCTTTTTACAAAGTGGGACAAATGCTAGGTAAACAGAACGGAATTGAGTCTACTCTTATATTCTTAATAAATAACGGAGTATGCACTCCAGAAGATCTCCATAAAGTAAATGAACGTATCAATGAAGAAAGATAATACTATTTTTAATTGTAATGTAGTACCTACAGTATTAGAAGGCGATCTTGCTTTTGAAATACCGAATAGACTATTTGATCAACTTAGCTTGAAAGAAGGAGATACTGTTTCTTTCAAACAACAGATTGGAGATAGATACTCCATGATCATTCATCGTAGCAATAAAAGTAATGACTGAAGTAGTAATTCGTAATAAAGGGTTGTTAGAGACTCTTAACAGTTTCTCAGATGAGATGCTGTCTAAACCGTCGTACAACGACGAAAAGTATTGGACCTACCACGAACGCAAGGATGTAGACTTGGGGTCGTACTACACATCTCGTGAGTACCTCGAAGACTGTTTGTCTCGCGGTCGTGATGGTCTGGTTGGCCCGCCCGATAGATACTTCGCACAACCGATTTCAAAGATGGTGCGTGAAGATAAAGAGATGTGGGGTGGATTTATGCAAAAGGTCAAATATGACTTTGCGTCAGAACTTGGCGCACATACGTCCGCTCTACTATCTTACTATCCGCCAGGCGGTTTTGTGGGTTGGCATACTAACTTTGATGCCAATGCGTACCAAGTCTTGTTTACGTGGTCAGAGACCGGAGACGGTTTCTTTGAGTACTATGACAAGAAGAACGACGAGATTGTAAAAATACCAGATGTGCCTGGATGGCAGTGTCGTCACTATTATTTCGGTGCGGGTCATGAAGAAGACCTACACTGTTGGCACGCCGCATACACAGAGTGTCAACGCATTACACTTGCATATAAGTTTGTGAATAATGGTAGTGTAGATAACCCTGAAGATGCGCAGGCACAACAAATGCGTGATATGTTAATTGAAGAGATTGAAAATGAAGAATAATGATGTAGTGACGGTTGTCACAGTAAGTGGAGAATATGTAGGTCGTTTGGAAAGTAATTTGGACGGCATGAATAGTAATGGTACAGTTACTCTCAAAGACCCGCGTATGTTGATTCATGGCGATCAAGGTATCGGTTTTGCACGTGGTGTATGTATGACAAGTAAGGAAAATCCTGAGAAGGTTTGTTTCCAACAGTATGTTCTGTGCACACTAACTAATGATGATTTTTCCGCCGCATGGACAGAAGCAACAAGTGGAGTAAGATTATTATGATAGGTCCAGAAGATAAAAAGAAAGTCGCAGACGCGATTAGAGAGATGTCTGACAGCATGTTGCGTATCGATGCTGAGAAAGAATTAATGAAAGATATCGTAGATGTCACTAACGAGAAGTACGGTGTTGATAAGAAGCACTTCCGTAAACTTGCGACTATCTATCATAAACAAAACATGGAAGAGTCTCGCACAGAGGCTAATGAAGTTTATGAGTTGTATGAGGAACTATTTCAGTAATGTATTCCGACAAGGTTCTAGACCATTACGAGAACCCACGCAACGTGGGGAAGATGGACAAAGAAGACGACAACGTTGGTACTGGCATGGTCGGTGCACCCGCGTGTGGTGACGTTATGCAACTACAGATCTTTGTTGATGATGGTGTCATTCAAGACGCAAAGTTTAAAACTTATGGGTGCGGTTCTGCAATCGCGTCCAGTTCTCTACTCACCGAATGGGTCAAAGGCAAAAGTTTAGATGAGGCAGGTGCAATCAAGAACACTGAGATCGCCAAAGAACTCGCACTTCCACCCGTAAAAATTCACTGCAGTGTTCTCGCAGAAGATGCGATCAAGGCTGCGATCAAAGACTATAAAGAGAAAAACTAATGTTACTGACCGCAGGATGCAGTTTCGTCTGGGGAGATGAACTTGATGGTTATGATGATACCCCACCAACACACTGGAAACATACTTTCACAGACATACTCGCAAAAAAGATGGGAATTGATTATGTCAATCTAGGAAGATGTGGTGCAGGTAATGAACAGATTTTTCGTAACATTATAGATCACTTGCACAACAACTCAGACCAACAGATCACACATATGGTTGTTCTTTGGTCTGCTTGGCAGAGATCAGAATGGGTCGAATACTATCCCTCAAATAAAAAACAGGAACTCGGTAGAGAATTAGATGTGACTCAGTTCTCAAGTCTAAGGACACGAAATATTCACACTAAAAAAATCAGAGGAATATTTGACGAATGGTATGAAAGATGTTATGATACACGAACTGATATTATGCACACACTGTCTAAAATAAAGACTATTGAATTGTTATGTGAGGCAAAAGGAATAAAGTTGATTCAAGGGACTTTTCATAAAAGAAATTGGTCCAATATTATGGCGGTACTGACCGACGCTGAAATGGATGGAGCTAATCCTATACATCCAGATATGCGGATAGATAAAGTGCCTGAGTATAAAGAGTGGTTAGTGACTTCTCTAAGAAAATTGAAAACTACTAGTAGAATAGGTATGGGTAAAAAAGGTCCAATAACAGACCTCTACTCATTGGGAGTAGAGAACAATGACATTAAAGAGTTCGGTCATCCTGGTGAGAAGACAAACTTACGATATGCAAACTTACTTTTTGAAACGTTTACTAAAATGGAGAATGGAACATTATGATGAATCGCCCTTATCAAGGTAACTTAGTGAAAGAATATATGCA